TAATGATTTAGCCATAGTTCCTGACATTGCACTTGACATACCGCTACCAAAATTAAATTGTTCATCCGCAAAATTAAATCCATCATCAAAATAATTTGGATTAACAAATTGATAATGAATAGTAATACCTGTTTCATCAGATTCAGTAATTGTACGATTACGAGGCTTCCCTAAATCACCACAAACATGATAATTAGATCCACCGCCTGATAATTTACAACTTGTTTTTATTTCATTTTGGCCTGACTTCAAATTATTAGATGAGCCACCGCCTTTAGGAATTGTAGAAAAAGACCAACAATGTGGAGCAGATAAAGAAATATTAGAGAAAAAAATTAAAATTAACCCGCAAAACCACGAACTACGACATAGGCGCATAATAACCCCCAGATAAAAAACATCATTTCCCAATTCATAAAACCACCTATAAAAAAGCCCATGCTTTACAACACGGGCCCTTTAAGTTGCTTAATATTAAGCTTTTTTGAAAAAGCCCAAAATATTGCGAGCAACCAAACCAAACAACAAGAAACCACCAAGACCTACAGCCACAGCCGTAATTGCAGTTTTGCCATCGGAAAAGTTAGCACCCGCGGCAATATCACCAAGACCATCAGCAAAAGCACCAGTAGATGCCAAAGCAACGGTAGTAACAACGGCTAATTTTGTTGATAAATGGTTAATTTTCTTTAACATGATAAGATTCCTCTTAATTATCTTCGGAAAAAGCTTAAAACAGTACCCGCTGTCTTAGCCAAAACCCAGAAGGATAATGTTGTAAAAAAAGCAACAGACCAATATTCAGCATACTGAGAATAGTCAATCGTTGCACCTTTTGAACTTGTCGCAGACTGATAAATTTTTAATGTTTCAGACTGCGACAGGCTCAAAACCACATCACTACAACCCTTGCCATCAATGCAAAGATTAGCGTTAATTCTTATTAATGTTTGTTCACTCATTTTTATTCTTAAGCCTATTAAAAAAGCGTTTTATCAATCGCCAAATAAACAAAATTAATACTAATTTAAGCATAGTAAAAAGGGGCGGTTAAACCGCCCAATGTGGGTCAGAATAAAATCAAATAAAACATAGCTAATGCAAGAGTACAGCCGATAAAACTTGCGCCTACCATTTGCATAAATTCACGCATTAAATTTTTACCTCTTCAATGCTTGATTCATCTGTATATAAATAAGTAATTCCAGTCTTTCCGTTAAATTGCCAAGCGGTAGGAAAAACTGAAATCATGACTTGCTTACCGATTAAATTCTTAACATGAGTAATTAAATCATTTGTAAACAGTTCTTTCTTACGAACCGCTACCATGATTTCGATTTGAGTAGAACCACCAAAGCCATCTGGACGAGTCAATCCAATGCCTATTTCGTTTTTAAAACGTACTTCACCGGTATCTTTATCAACGTTTTGTAATTGACGTGAGCCAAGACACTTTCCAACAATCATAAAACCTTGTTTCATTTTTAATCTCCTAATTAAAGAACTCTACTATTAATAAAATTCATTGCTAATCTAATAACATCACCATAATAATCATCAGAAAACTTAATTCGATCATTATTGAATTTAATAACCAAATCAAATTTTCCTGTTTTTTGATTACGTTTAAGACTAATAAAATAACGTTGTAAAAAATAATTAAAATCAGAATAATTAACAACATACATAATAAAATCCCTACGCTGCTAGTTTTAAATGATAATTCGGCAATTTATACCAATCTGGAACAATTAGATTTGACACCTTAATTTCTCTACTTGATACAACTTTTACTGGACTAAATTTTGATAAATCGCATTTATTGGCTATGTCAATACCAATCTTTCTAAGTCTAGAGCGATGTTCTTTCACCTGTCTTTTTGATAAATCAAAAACTTGACCATGTGACCATTGCAAAGCATACATTGCCGTAGTATTTGCACTGCGCACTGTATCAACAATTCCAGCACTCAAAAGTGTTTCCGAGATAGTTTCAAAATCCATTGCAGTCACCTTTAATTTTTCATCAATATTTATAAATTCATCGCTTAATTTTTTTAACTTTGAATAATCGCTTAAACCGTAAAAATTTAGATTTTCTTTCTGTAAATATCTTGATTTTAATTTTTGTTCAAATCTTGCTACGCCATTACTTTTACAAAAATCAATAACTTTTAATAAATGATTATATTCTGAAGATTGTTCACCAAATTTATTCTTAATTTTTGTCAAACTATGTAACTCTAATTCATAAGCCTTGTTATAAACGCTAGGATAAATCAAATTTGCGTTACCTTGCTTACTTAGCCAATCAACGGTCTGCCCATTTGTATGCAATCTTGCAATAGAGTTTCGATAATTAAGCGTTGATAAACCGCTTAAATAATGCTCTACGTTATTTGCGCCAACTACTCTATTTTCGGTTATGTGTAACTCTTTGATAATTGCACCGTCAGAATATTTTTTAACCTTTGTGCCGTCTTCAGACTGCCCGTAAAAAATATGGGTGCATTTTGTAAATTCAGGTAAGCCAAGGTTACGCAAAATAGAGTTAAAGCAATTTACACAAGCATCAACTGTCGATAAACCGAACAAGTTTTCTATACGATTCCAACGGCTTGGATTTCCCGATACAGTCAAAACCGAACCATTAATTTTGATTAACACCGAATCACAAAAACTTCCTTCATGCTTAAAAGCAGGGATTCTAATCCCCTCTTGCTGTTCGCCCGTGTCAATATGAATCCCGACATAGCCAAAATCACCTATCAACGGTAGCTGATAGCCAAAATCTTGCTCTATTTTTAACCAGTCGAAAAACATAACGAAAATAAGCTCAGAATCTAATAAATTAGGAATTGAAATAATCTTAAATTCTTAGATTCTTAGGTGTCAAGATAATAATTTCTATTTTTCTAAGAAATGATATGATTTGTGAAGATTGTCACAAAAAAAGGTGCAAACATGCCAACAAAGCACATAGATGAACACACGTGAAAAAAAGTACAAGACGAAACAGTGAAGGCAGTTATACTTACAAAAACAAGCATAAAAGAAACAGAAATGCTCCAAATGCTTATAAAAAAAGGATTAGAAAGCATGACAGAGGATGACTACATAAAATATGCTCAAAGCAAAAAATAGTGCGGTTTTCCGCACCAAAGTTCGGGTGTAACTGAACTCCCGAACTCTTCTATATGCTAACTTCGCACAATGCATATTATATTACGCAGGCTGCGCGGTTAGTAAAATTATACCGCTACGCCTGCTCAACATAATATCGTACATTATGCGAAATTAGTTATAAGGTAAGCAAAAGCTACGGATTAATAAGATCACAGACTTATACACAAGTCACACGTGCTAGTTAAACTAGACAGAATCTTGTTTTAATAAGGTATGTAACAAGCGGAAAAATGAAGTTATGGGAATGGATGATGATAAGTAAAGATAAAATCAAGACACGTTTCGCATAAACACCTGAGCAAACTTGACGGACGTTTAAGTATTTGCAGGGGCGATTCATTTTCAAAGCCCGATCACAAAAAATAACGCGCAAAAAATAAAAATGCCCGAATTACTCCGAGCATGGTTTACCGGGCTCCAAGCCTTCGCCCTGCATGTTTTCGGACAATCCGAAAACATAAATTAGATTATTTACAACCGCACTTTATTTGATTCATACACTAACGCCCACAACTCCCCGCCCGTCCTCGTGGGACTCCGGGCGGACGGGGAGTTGTGGGCGCTAGTGTTTTTAATCAACTAAACGCACTTGTAAAAGCACAACAATATCTGTTTTTTCGTTACTTTTTGACTTACCGGTAAACAAGTTTTTAGGAAAAAAAGAAAAACCAGTTTCGGTTTCGTTCATTTTATTTTGGGCAAGACCGCCCAGAACAATCACATCACCGCTTTTAACTGTAACATCTGTAACTAGGTCACGCTTAATCAATGTAGGCGTATTATTAACGCCTGTATCCGTTTTAATAAAATTCGATAACTGCTGATTAATTTTTAAATCTATCGCATTAGTTTTAACAACTGGCTCAATGTTAAAAATTACCCCGCTTTGGCGATATTGCACAGATTGAATAATTTTTCCGTTTCGTTCAGTAAAATCCGAAATCACCGGCACATCAGCACCGACCGAAAAATTCCCTGCCGAACCTGATTTAACGCGCAATGTTGGCGAACTTATCACATGAAAGCGTGTATCCGTATTAAAAAGCTCAATCATTGCATCAAGATTTCCGGCATGCAAAGTAATAAAATTCTCATAATTTTGCTTTGCACCAATGCTAATCCCAAGCTTTCCGGATAATAATTTAGCTAATAAATTTATCCCTGAGCCCTCTTTTTCTTCAGTCTGAACTTCGTAAACATAACCGGTAACAACCACTTCACCACCTTTTGTATCCGCGGCCATCAATACATTTTTAACCCTAGCAATATCCTCATTTGTCCCATAATAAACTAATTTATCCGCGGAAGCCGTAACAGATTGCCCGTTGTCTCCCTCAATGTTGGATTTCAAAAGTTCGGCAAGATAATTAGCATTACGATAAACGGGAGTATAAACAAAACTCTTACGCAATACTTTTGGTTCAACATATTCAAGATAGTCAACACCATTTTTTGTATAAACTTTCACATTAAGATTTTGTAAATAACGCTGCACAAATTTTTCAAAATCCTCATTTTTAGTTACTTTAAAACTCACTTGACGTTTGTCTTGTACAAGTACAGGCGACATCATAAAAGGCTTTTCAAGCACTTCATCATAAATAATATTAATTGCTTTCGGTAAAGGCACGGAGTCAAGCTTAAAATCCACATTCTTAGCCGCTAAACTTATCGACATAACCCCCAAAAAAATACTAAAGCAAACCTTTTTCATCTTTTACCCCCGAATAGTAACCAACCTTTTTACCACTAATAAAACCAGTCAATGCCCTGCCCTCTCCATTGAAATATTTCTTAGGTTCGAACCTTAAATTGCCCTTATCATCAGACAAAATAACAAAACGCTCAGAATTCTTTTCAAGCTCACCTGTAATGCGCCAAACACTCGATAATTCCTCAGGTACTAATGTTGCATTATCTTTTTCATCTTGCATCTTATTTAATAATCTTTCTTCAGGCGTTAAATCCTGATAATTTTTAACCTCTGACTTTTTAACCGCTTGTTTGCTTTGAGTTGTCTTAGTTTGTTGACCCGCTGTCGGGTCGGTATTGATGTAATCACCTAAAAAATAATAAGCAACACCAAAAAAGCCAACTATTGCAAAAACACTCATGCGAAATTGACCTGACTTAAAATAATTTTGGCGATCATCTATTGTTTTTTGCTTGCCATTTACGCCATCAAAACTCTTATACAAGTTAAAAATCTCTTTCTTGTACTTATTCTGATATTGTGTAACAAGCATTGATTTTGTTGTTTTTGAACCGGAATAGACATTAACACGATAACGCTTACCCAAACCCAAAGCCGTCAAACGCGACATTGAAAACGTTGTTTCGATTCGGTCTTTAATAAAGCGGGGAATGCCCGTCACAGACTGATTTATAACAACTAAATCACAACAAATACCTGTTTCAGGGTCGGTAAAGTGTCTATGCTCAGCAACGAAAGAACGATGATTCGGCTTTATATTATCATTCGGGAAAATACGCCAGATTTCATCAAGACAAATTAAATCACCGGCCCGACAAATCGTATCTTGACTACCTTTATAAGGGAAAAAATCATCACGCTGACAATCATCATCATTAACCTTTATTAACTGTCCCAAATGATTTACATCAACATCTTTAAGTGTTTCACAATAACTACGTAATTTATCGTCTGAAATACCCTCAATATTAGTCACTATTCGACGACCTTTTTTGTAGTGTTCAAGAATTACAGAATTAACAACTTCATAACTTTTACCACTGCCCGGAATACCTACATAAGCCATAATTGCCATAATTAACCTCCAACAAATGGTAAACGTCTAATAGCAAAACGCATTAAATAACCGCTTAAAATAGATTTTAATGCAAGTGGAATTTCAAAAAACTGTAAAAAAAATCCAACTTGCTCAGGTACATTAGAATATAAGGAACATAAATCTTTAAGTTCAGGAACAAATATATTAATGAGCGTTAAAACAATTTTATCAGCAGACAACAAAATTGCACCAAAAATAAAGAAACGAATTATTTTTAAAGTAAATATAAATAACAATACTTTTGTTAAAAAAGCTATTAAAGCAGGCATGGCTTACTCCTAGGCAGATAAAATAATTAAAATTCCTAATAGAGTCCATAAGAAAGTAAATGCAGATTTTATTTTTTCTCCATTATCTTCAAATACTCTACAATGAATATCAATGTGATGAGAGGCACCAAAAAGACTGACGTTAATGGCAGGGCATTGTCCCGATATATTACAAGAACTAATATTAACCATTTCCGATAATTTTGTTTTTAAATTAAACAATGAATCATCAATATTAAATTCTTGTAATTCAGGTAATTTACCTTTTCCATTTTTACCATCATCATCACCCTTACCATCACCATCACCTTTACCTAAACCAGAACCGCCAGAACCACCTGAATCATCTTTTTTATCGCTATTTTTATTACCATCACCTGCACCTGTATCATTATTTCCACCGGAAGAATTATGGCTGCTACTACTCCCCCCTGAACTACTGCTGTTTCCTCTATGCTCATTAACTCCGCCTGAACCACCTTGTTGTTTACCACTCTCACCAGCATTACCGCTATCCGGTTTATCACGCTCCTTAGATTTGGCATAATCATTAAGAGATCCATTTTTATTTGGCTCTAATGTAATTCTAGGTCTGCCATCTTCATCCTTTTCAACACTATGCCATTCACATTGAGATTGGCCATTATCTTTAACTACACAAGTATCGCCATCTTCACCAAAACTTAAATAACTATTACCCTCAGCATCTTTTTTAATATTAGGCTTTTGTAAACTATCTAAAATTTGTTGAGCAATGCCACAATTATCACTATTAAGCGCGCTAAT